GGGAGTAGTTAATCCCTCCACACGGGTTGAAAATATGACCCATGAAAACCCTACCCCATTAAAACGGGGGAATAGGGGGACCTAAAGCTTCACTAGGCTTGCCATGACAGTAACCGAGAACCCTTTGGAAAGGACTCTCAAACTACAACCATGGACCTAGATCCGCCCACTGTTTAACTACGCTCCTAGCAACCTTGGTTCTGACACGATGAAGGGGGACGGAGTTACGTCCTAATCCCTCAGAGTCCAGTTCCGTCAGGCGACTAAGCGCTTGTAGCGTAGTACGGCGTTCCCAACCAAGAATAGAATCTTGGTTGCGTATTGACGTCCGTCTTTCGCGAAACCCAGTATCTCGGGAATCACGTTTTGATAGACGCCAGAGTTCGGCTAGATGATAGCCTACTCTGTCTTCCTGATAGCTTGATGCTATCTCCTGCACGTGGAGCACATTCCAGCCTTCCCATTGAAGGGTTGACTTTGTGTGTCCTGCGCGCACGGGTGTTGCCTCATCCAAGTTAGAGATGAAGCCACCATCACCGAGAGACTCGGGAATCCTAAACCTGAAAGACTTAGGAACCTTTGCCACAAGGTGATCAACACACGGTTTGAGAGACTTGTCACACGCTAGATTACCCATCCAGCGATGACTCATCCTTCTTACCGCGTTTGCGAATCGATAAATCGATTGGGCGGTCGACAATATATCCTTAAGATATACTGGCTTAACGTCGATACCAGAATAGTAATGGGCTCCACAGCTTTCACGAAAAGGGCCGGAATAATGGCTTTTCTTCTCGTTTACACGAAAGCCGTAGAACTTCATCATTTCTGAGAACAAGTTAAAAGCCGATGTCGGAAGTATGACATCGTCACCATAGGCACTCACCGAATGGGGAGAGTCTATGTATTCTGCGCAACATTTTGCTATCGCGTAGAATATAAGTGATTCGAGCTGAAAAGTGAAGCCGTTCCCCATACTGGAGAACTTCTCCCACAACACAGTTCGAT